GGGGATTCCTTACGGGCCCAATTAGAAGTTGAGTAGTCAGCGTATCCGCCCTTTGAAGTCTTCTTGACGTTGAAGTCCAAACCGTTAGTGTAATCAGTCGGCAAGTATTCCATTTCAGGATCCATCAAAGATGCCTTAATGATAGTTTGAATCTGTGGACTGATGATGAAGCGACGAATTGGGTTAGCTGGAGTCTGATCATCACCGAGCGGGTTAGTGCGAACAAAACCCTGATAGAGATAAGAACGCTTCTTCCAATACTTGTTAGCGAGTTCCTTAAGAGTATCATCCTTGTACCAAGGACGAACTTCTGCAAGAACGGGGCAGTTATCGCCATACATTTCTACGCAAGGAACTTGTACAGTAATTTGCTTTGCATTTGGATCACCCTTAATGCCGTTGAACGGAAGCTTGATGACCTGACGTTCTACCCAGAAGCCCCATTCGTTGTTAGGGTTAGCGTCTGGAAGAAAGCGAATGGTTGCAGTAGCACCTTCGCTGATATTCCAGTGGGGATAGATTGCGTTATCTGATTGTGTGCGGGCGCCGTTATTTTGGCCCTTGTTTTCTTGGGCTGCTAAACGTGCCCGGATTTCTGCTAGACTTGCCATTGTATAATCTCCTTTTAAAATGTGCCTAAGTTGAGCTTTGTAAGTGTTTTTATGTTTCGTTATCGGAGATAACTACACACAAGTTATGTTATAACTCATGTGCAATGTATTTACAACCTATTTGGGTGCATAATATAATAATATTTTACACTATGTACCCAAAATATAATTATCTTTTGAATCTGGCCATTTCCATGATACGAGCCAGTGCCGGATCAATCTCTGTTGATTCGCTGGCGCCGACTAGCTTGCCAATGTTGTTGTTCTTAACTTTTTCTGTAGGTCCAAGCTGACCTACACGCTTTTGGTTTGCGTCTAAGCCTTCTTCAACTTCTTCTTCTGCTACTGCTTGAGGTGCCATGCTGATGAAGTTTTCGTCAACATCGCCCTTGAATGCTTTGTCAAGAGCCTTTCTAGCCATCTTAACTGCCTGTTTAGCAGCTATGATTTTAGCAGTGTGTTGTGGCTTACCTGCATGGTCATCGCCCTTGCGATGCCCCTGACCACTATATGGGTTAGCTTCTGGACTCTTATCCATTTCGTTGACATCATTTGCAGGGGTGCGTTTGCGTTTTTGATACTCACGATTGCGATTGCGGATTGCTTCTTCCTGCTCAAAGTCTTCAATTGATGGAATCCAGCTATCATCATCATCATCGTCTTGCTTCTTTTTCTTGAACGGGATAACATCACCTTCTTCAAGATCAAATGCTTTTAAGTTTGACTTTTCAGTTGATTGATTATGCGACAATGTTTCTGCGCCAGGAGCTTCATCTAACATTTCATCAGCAGGAACTGCCATAGTCTTTGTAGTAGAATCCATGTCTAGCTTTTCGCTAATGATAGTGTCAGCCCACTCAGCAAGAGTATCTACTTCGCTCATTTCAGCAACTGGCTTACGAAGGCGTGAAAGAATTGGCATAGCTGATTCAATACGAGGATCCATTGTTTCCTGCACGAATAGTTCGTTGATGGATTCGTCGCCTTCATTTTCCATGAGAGCCGGTGTCCATGATTCAAAGTATGCTTGATAACCGCGATGTCCGGTCATCTTGCTTAGTGTTTCACGAAGACCGTTATAGTGATTGATGCCTTCAGTTACAAGTTCTTGTGCTGATTCGTTGAATTGTCCATTACGTGTAGCACGAACAAAGCCAGCCATCTTAGTGTAATCTTCGCAGATTGACTTGATGTGGTTCCAACGATCATCATTGGGCACGCCGCCTTCTGCAATATGACGAGCATATACACGAGCAATGCCGGGGCGATTAGTTGGAGCTAGGAATCTTTCGCCATCGACGTTTTCAAGATAGATTTTAGCTACATTGCGATAACGCTGTTCACCTTCTTCAAGTGCGCGGTTGTGTTGTAAAACAATCTTTACATTAGGAACTGCATCATTATATGACGCTTTCTTGCCCATTGGGTAATAACCTTCAGCTACTCTTTCTTTCATCTTGTAATAATCCCGTTGTCTCATGTCATCGCTCAATCTGTCTTTGTTTAGCAATTCAAAGCTTAGCTGGCGTCTTTGTGCCCAGTTCTTGACATGCTTTAGGAAGCCTGTCCAACTATCATCATATTCTACACCGGGTGTTTTACCGCTGGGGCTTTTTTGTTGTTCTTCATCGTAATACACAATGACGTTTTTTGCTTCATCAATTGTTAACCAAACTTTACCATAGTCTTCACCGTCTTTAATGAAAGTAAATTGTATAACATCTGCTGCTTGACTAGCAGGAACACGTTGATTTTTGCTGTCTAGCGGAACAGGTTCATACCCTCTCACTTTTAAAAGGTTGTATAATTCTTTGTTAAAGTTTTCTGTATCTTGAGCCATATGTATATTTATCCCGTACTAGCCCAATATAGCAAAGAAGGGAAGTGGTTCAATCATCTCATCGTGGTCCCTAATATAGCTTTCAAGATCACCGTGATAGCTTGCTAATTGCGTCATCATACGCACTGCTAGTAAAGATGACATAACTAAGTCATCAGTGTCGCCAATCTTAGCAGCATAACTTCCACCGGATGCGACAAATGCCTTCAATTCACTTATCAGTGAACGACTATGTATTGTTAGTTTCTTTGATTCTAGTAAGGTTTTGAACTTAGCGCAAGCAGCAAGTTTAGGTTTATTGGTGGTAGTGAATCCTCGTTTACCTTTACCTGCTTCACTTATGAAAATACCTGTTATATTTGATTCACCGTACTCGTTTAACGATACAATTGCTGCTTGCCCAATGCCATTGTTCTCAATAGAGTAGTAAATGTTGTTTGGTTCATTAGTCTTTTCTGAGATATACTTACAAATCTCAGCTAGTAGTTTGATTTGACTAGGAATATCAGTCTTATTGTGTTTCCACTCACCGATTTGTGTAGTCGTACTTGCTTCAAAGATTTGAATAGCAGCAGGGTCGCCACCTGTACCTAATGATGGGTCGAGAGCAACTACGTATAGTTTGCCCTTTTCAGGTAGTTTGTACCAGCGTACTTGTCCCATTCTATTATTAGGTTCAATGCCCTCAAGCATAATCAATGTGTTTGGATTGATTAGGGTTTCGTCTGCAATGATGAATTCGCAACCGATTTCACGATTGAATCTGTCATCACCGAGTTGAGCTTTCATTTCATCAGCCCATTTTTGGTCACGGCCTGGTTGTTCAGTCCAGTATGCTCTAAACGCTCTAAAGCCGTTAACACCTAACTCAGTTGTGTTGCCAAACTCATCTTCTGTCTTGTTTGCACCCTTCCAAATAAGAGCGAATTGGTCTTCATCACTGTTTGGGGTTGAAGTGATGATGGCCTTACCACCAGTTGATAGAGTAGGAGTAATAGAAGTCCAAAACTCTTGTGCGATTGAGGGACGAACGAAGGCAAATTCGTCAAGATACAGTAATGTAATAGACATACCACGACCTGTGTTTTCAGTCGTAGTAGCAGACACAATGCGTGATCCGTTCTCAAAGTCTAGCGAACCCTTGTTGTACGTGGTTACGCCAGCTTTTATGTGATCTGGACAATTTTCATACGCATATCGTATACGCTGCATAATTTCTTGTGCACCGGTGTACTTGTGTGCTGCAATTAGAATAGTAGAGTCGGGGACAAACATCGCATACCAAAGCAAATACCCTGCGGCTGACGTTGACTTACCGGACTGTCTAGGCATCAATGAGATAGAGAAACGATAGCGATGGTATGTATCAATTAATCGTTCTTGGAACTCCCAAGGGTGATAGTTCATACTACCCTTAGTAGGGTGCTGAATGATAAAGAAGTTATCCATAAAATAAAGATAACCCGTTTCCGGATCACAACACTTCATAAAGTCATCAAGTTCTTTTTGATTCTTGAAGACCGTCTTCTTGTAAGGATCTTTAATAAGAGTGGGTGTATTTGCCATAGTAATATTTATAAAAATACTCCCACTATGTAGTGGGAGTGTTTTTTACTTGATATCTAGTGGTCTTGCTTTAGTAGCAACAATACAGTAGTATTTTTCGCTAGCTTTGGTTGGGTTTTCAGGGTCTTCAGGGTTCGGGATATTTAAATCAAATTCAAGATTATTAAACTGATCAATATTAAATCCAGTACGCTGTAGCAACGCAGCCAATTGGTTTGCTCCAAAAATACTATAGTGATTTAGATTATATTCATGCTTTCTATCACTATCGGGAGCAGGAACTTCAATATAAATTTTTGAACCTTGCTTAAGAATACGATTATATTCCATTAACGAAAAGATAGGATACGGGCTATGCTCTAGTGCGTGACGCAAGAAAATGAAGTCTACTGATTCATCATAGTATCCGTCTTTCTGAGGCAAGAAACTTAAGTCATACTTTTTAATAGTATGGCCTTTTGCCTCACAGATAGCAACATCACCGGGGCTTAATGTTACTCCAGTAACGTTAGTATATTCACGCTCTTTCATTTCGTCAAGAAAGTAGCCTGGTCCGCTTCCTAAATCAAGGATGTGCGCATCCTTAGGCAAATCAAGTGGGTCAACGTAAGTTTCTACTACCTGCTTAGTCAATGTTTGGTGAAATTTACTGTCACCTTCATCATAGATGTGAGCAGTGTAAAGCCATTCGTTATAGAACTTGAGCTTGATGAGGTCGAGGGTGTTGTTGATGTCGATTAAATTGTTCATGAAATTACTTATGCGGTGATTTGATAGTAATTATTTTTTTCTGTGATCTTTTGGTCTAGTCGCAACCGGGCTAGTTTTGTTGACACTATCTAATTCGCTACTATCTCTACCCTTAATCATGTGTTTAGCTTGTGTAGGAGATACTGTATTGAAGGCCTGCTGCATCATATTATGTTCTAGTTCACTATATGGATAAGCTAGGTTGTTTTTGCCAGCAAAGCTTTCATCATCCATTTTAAGTGCCTTAGTAGATGAACCATCTGCCATAGCTACTGCTTTCATGATTTGATTTAAGTGATAGGTTCTGTCAGTGCCGTCATCTTTAAACTTGTAAGCGCCAGGTTGGGCTTTGTTATGTCTTTTTGGAACTTTGCCCTTAGACTCGTTTATGAACTCACTAGCCCTCATTTCTTATATCCCTTGAAGGGCTTAATGGGACTTTGGTCTTGTGTAGAGTCTAGTTCTTCACTATCCAAATCACCCTTGTTCAAATCTTTAAAGGGGATACCTGCTGCTTTATATGCTATCTTTAACATATCCTGCTCTACCTCAGTATACGGGTGAGCAGTGTTGTTTTTACCTACCCAGCTCTCACTACTTAAATCAGGAATAGTTTTTCCGTCAGTTGAGGCAACTGCCATCATAACTCTGTTCAAGTCATATGTACGGTCATATTGGCTTATTGCAAAAACGTTTAATCCAACAGTAGATTGCTGCTGGCGAGCAGATACTTTTCCCTTACCGCTTTCAGTAATAAACTCGTGCGCTCTCATCTTTTGTAGCCTTTAAAGGGTTTAAGAGTGGATTGTGTACCGGTGTTTGGTATCTCATCGCTACCTGGCGTACTTACTGATTTTTTGCCACCTTTGCCTACTTTCTTTAGTGCTTGGTCAATAACCTGTCCAATATCAGCATCAAATTCAGAAGATACTACCTGATTCTCGCCCCATGCACTTTCCGCTTTAAAATCATGCTTGAACTCATTTTGAACACCGTCATCAGGGCCACTTGTTCCGCGAACATCTGCAATTGCTACTCCGAATCTATACAGTTCATAGAAGTCATTATTCTTCAATTCAGGAATAACATAGGTATTTGGTAATGCATAAGATGCAACACTTAAACCATCAGTAACCGATTCTGTTATAAATTCGTGCGCTCTCATTAGAATGACTGTTCAGTTTCAACGTTCAAATCATTCTCAGTAGAAATAACTGAGTCAACGTAGCCGTCTATTCCTAGTAGTAAGCCGGCAACATTGGCGCCGGTCCAAATAATCTGAGAACCGATAAAGTGAAAGATAGTCGTGTCTTGTATTGGGTCTGCAAGCAATTGCACATTACCTCCCACTACCTGCATACTGTATCTAGTCAATGCATTTCCGAATACTGAGGTACCTACTGCACTAAACTTTGCATCATCTAAATCTTGATTAATTTGTGCGTTTAATTGCATACTTTGGCTATTATTACCAGTAGGGTCAGCCGCATATACATAAAATTGACCTAGGGTAAATGTGTTAGCATCAGTTTCAAATATCAATTGTCCAGGAGCGTCTCCAACTGAATAGGAGCTACTAGTGTTGATTGCGGTAGGGAAAAGGTTAGCGAAGTTATTATTGATCTTACCAAACGCTACTCTTAGCGGATCGCCCTCGCCATCGTTAGGTAGTGTACCAATGTTAATAATTTCTTGAGTTGCCATATCAATCTTCCGTTGTTATCTAGTATTTATCAAACGGTAGACCGGATTACTTTTTGGTAGCTTCTTCAAAAATAGCTTTTTGCTTAGTATACCACTCGTTCCAGCCTTCAACTTTGACTTTGCATTCGTGATATAGAATGTAGTTTTCCACTACTATTTTAGTGAATTCCGTAAGTGAGGCACCTTCAGCAACTTCTTTTAAGTCAGCACATTTTTCTTGTAATGTTGCAGGAGCTTCCGGAAACTTAGGGGCAACTGGAACTGCTGTAATAGCACATCCTGATAGTAGAACAAGAGGAAGAATCATTAATTTCTTCACTTCTTGGCTCCTTCAAGTTTGCTAGTGTCCATCGTAGCAGCAGCATTGTGTGCGCGGATGACCTCAGAAGGAAGTGGGCATTTGTTTTCGTACTTGATAACTTCACGGTCAACATATTCAGTGATAGTCTTGCCTTTAGTGCGAATCACTTCGGTATCCTTGACAATCTTTTCTACAATTACCGTATTTGTTTGTGCAGATTTTGCTTCGGCTTTAGCTAACTTAGCTTCAAGTTTAGCTACTGCTAGTGCAGTGCTTTCTTTATATGCTAATGCGCCCTGAAGGAATAGTCCTAATACTAGTAAGATTGATGATACAATCTTAATTAAGTAACCGTATGTCTTGATGAAGGGGATGCGTTGCACAAAGAATGCAATCAATAGACCTAATACACCAGCACCTAATACAGTGTGAATGATCCATACAGGGAGAAGTGTGAGTATCCAGTAAATGTTCATAACGTATTATTTATCAAAAAACTTACAAACCGCATCTGCAACTGCCTCTACTTCACTATCAGTTAATTCAGGATAGATAGGAAGACTTAGTACCCCTCTTGATAGCGCCATGCTAGTGCTAAGTAAATCAGGCTTTTTTATTATGTCTTTGGCTATAGGTAACTCACTAAGAACATATGGATAATGTATCTTAGATTCAATTTTATTATCATGCAAATAATTGTGTAGTTCATTGCGGGATTGCGTATAGATGACGAATTTTTGATCCGCGTGATTTTCAAAGGATTTACTGAGACACTTAAACGGCATGTCAAAAAAGCGGTTTAAATAATATTTTCTAATCTGTTCTCGGCGATCTTGCCACTCTCCAATATACCGAGTCCTCACGAGCAAGTGGGCACACTCTAATTCACTCATCTTACTGTTTGTACCGGGATAATAGTGTTCTGACTTTCCGTTATTCTTTAGGACATTTACCCAATCATACAATGCTTGGTCATTTGTCACAATAGCTCCGCCATTACCGCTAGCTGGAAGATTTTTAGTAGGGTCAAAGCTAATCGCCATACCATCGCCAAATTGGTTTGGGCGGGCAGCTAGCCAATGCTGTGCGCCATCTACGATAGTGTTAGAATAAAAGTTACGATTTGTATTAGCACCGTATAATCCCACAAAGCAAGTGAACACATCAAAACCATCTTCATAGTCATCATCAAACTTAATTAACCCGTTACTGTCGGTGTCAACTAGTTCAACGTCCCAGCCATTGCTATAGAAGGCGTTTAGCGTAGCTGGAAAAGTCAAATTAGGAATGCGTATACGAGGAGCTTCATCGTTACCGGCTAAAAAACTTAAATCAAAGTGATATCCTGCAATCATTTCTAATGCCTGTGTTCCGCTATGGAGTACCGTAGCAAACTTGCAACCAGTGTAGTCACATAACCAAGATTCAATTTCCGCGGTAAAGGGGCCATTAATCAGCACCCCTTCCTTTAAGGCATCATGGGTCGCATCTAGCAACTCATCTTGAAGGTTGTTATACTGTCTTTTTAGGCCGAAATGCGGAATTATCATTTTTTGCCCACCATTCAAGTAATCCGCCGTTAGTATCAGACCACGGACAATATTGTTCCCATAGCGCCGATGATTGTTCAGGATTTTCTTTCATCAACTTGTCTACATTAACTCTGGATTTGTATCCAGCTAAAGTCCAATCATGCGTTTTTAAAGCAGTTTCTAAATCACTCATTTAATTTTATCCTTCCAAAATGGAGAACTGCAAAGATACTCATAGTACCTTAGGAATCCTTCTTCTATATCAACCTTAGGGTCAAATCCAAAGTCTTGTCTAGCAGCATCAATGTTCAATGCACCTCTACTAGGGAAGGTTAAATCTCTATCCCTGACTTGAATTGTGCCTTTACCAGCGATCTTAACTGCTAGTTCTGCTGCTTCTAACAGTGTCCTAGAAGCTCCTCTCGTGACGTTATAGCACTTGTTGGCTGTATCGTGCGACAATGTAGCTGCTACGATGCCGTCGGCTACATCGTCAACATACGAAAAGTCTAGCGTTTCTTCCGGACCATTTACCATGATAGTTTCATCACGTAATGCTGCTAGAAGAAACTTTGAGACAACACGGTCTTCAACATCACAGGGCCCATATACTGCGCTAGGACGAATGACAGTATAATCAAACGCTCCTCTGTCATGATAATCTTTCACTAGCTCTTCGCCGGCTAGTTTCATAATACCGTACATGCCCTGAGTCTTACACTCAGCATCCTCTGTTACATCATCAGCAAAGTCACCGTAGACCATGCTGGAACTAACGTAAACAAACTTCGCAACATTATTACGCTTTGCTGCTTCGCAAAGATTCAACAGTCCCTCTATCATTACTCGGGCGCCGAATGATGGGTTGCTGTTCACTACCTTCTGACGGGGGAAACTTGCTAAATGAATAACAATATCAGGCTTAAAACTATCAAACGTGCGGTCGATTGGAATAGCATTTTCAATATCATATGGATAACACACTGAGTAAATCTTTTTGGTGCGCTCTCCGTAAAGATAATTGATTTCATCTTCTGGGATGATGCCATAGTTGGTCATATTGTCAATGATTAGAACATCGTGACCTAAGTCTTCTAATCTAGAAACTACATTATGCCCAATAAATCCAACGCCGCCTGTTACTAGAATATTCATCTGTTTTTCAAATAATGTTCTGCTAGTAGAATCATAGCTTTGGCTTGTTGTTCACTTTTAGGTAGAGGGACCATGTCGCCGTTTATCAAACCATCACGCTCTTGTAGAATAGGTTCAATATGATGGTCAAAAACCTGTGTCATGGTGTCGAAAAATCCTTTTCGTTCCAATTCTGTCATTCCTGAATTAAGCGTGTACATACGATCATCTTCACTAATTGTGATTCCATAATCATGCCTAAAAGTCAGGCACATGTCATTGATAAGTTGCAAACGCCGTTGTTCTTTATTAGTCATATTTCAGCTTCCAATATACAAGTTGCTTAGGGGTTAAGGTAATTCTTACTTGGTAACTATATCCATGGTATGCGTGGTCTATATCACGATGCCAACTGGGAGTCTCGGCACAGTTTTCCATTGCCCACTTACCTGCTTCACTATTCTGCCATTCCCAAAGAGGTTCAGCAGCATAGATATCAGGATCTTCAACGTCTCCGACGGAGAAGCGGTGAGCAACGATTGTTTTCATACTGCCATATCAGCCTTAATAGTTCCATGACTCTGATAGTCAAATAACAGTATATCATCCATTAAGAATTTGTCAATGTTTTTTATCTTAGGATCAAGAAAAAGGATAGGTAATGGGTATTCTTCTCTGCTCAACTGCTCTTTAACTTGTTCAATATGATTGCTATAGATATGAGTGTCGCCGGTTGAAATGACAAGTTCACCTACCTTAAGGTCACAAACTTGTGCAATCATATGAGTAAGCAACGCATAGCTAGCGATGTTGAAGGGGAGGCCAAGGAATACATCGACACTGCGCTGATACATGTGGCAGCTTAGTTTGCCGTTGCTTACATAAAACTGTGCGAGAACGTGGCAGGGCGGCAATGCCATCTGATCAAGTTCGTCTACATTCCAAGCAGTAAGAATATGTCTACGACCGTTAGGGTCCTTCTTGATACCCTCAATTAGATTTGAGAGCTGGTCAACTCCTCGCCAGTCTCTCCACTGTACACCATATACTCGTCCCAAATCCCCGTCATATCTCGCTTTTGGCTTCCAATAAGCTGCTTGAGCGTTTCCTGTCCATATCGTGCTACGTTCAATATCTCTGGATCCGTGTAAAATTTCTGCAAGTCTTCTCTCATCTCCGCTCCCTTCTATAAACCACAATAGTTCACTGACTACTGATTTCCATGCTAACTTCTTAGTTGTTACAGCAGGGAAACCTGCTGTCAAGTCAAATCGTAATTGACGACCAAAGACGCTGATAGTGCCTACGCCTGTTCTATCGTCCTTGACTTCACCATTATTTAGTATGTCTTCAAGTAAATCGTGATATTGCTTCATTTTCTTTTCCAAATCTCATATGTATGGTCAGGAAACATTTCGCTGTAGGTCCTTACATAGTTATGTTCTACGTATAGCAAATCTATGAAGGTATCGCAAGCGTAATGGTCATATACCCTTGTCAAATGGATTTCGTTGATGTACGGCCAAGCTTGCTCAATCAATTTTGCTCCGCCGATCAACCAATACGAATCAGGGTAGTTGAGTAGTTTGTTGATAGTAGCTACACCGTGTTGCACAAAAGGTCTAGAAGTAACGACAATGTTAATGCGATTGGGTAGAGGTTTCTTTGGTAGGCTGTCCCAAGTGTTGCGGCCCATAACCACCAATTGTCCTTCAGTGAGACGCTTAAATCTTGGCAAATCGCCCTGGATGTTACTCCAGGGCAATGTGTTTTGATAGCCTATACCCCCGTTTGGGTCACATGCTAATATTAATTTCATAATCCATTCAGTATCCTATCAGTTTCAGGTTGTACTGCATCTGCAATACTTGCTACATTAAGAATAAATTCAATCCCAACAACAATGTCATCATATTCAACAAGCTTTTCACTAATTGAATCTTCAATTTCGTCTGGATAAAGTCCCTGAACTAACAATTTTTCAACATTAATTGAGTGTTGTTTTCTGCCCTTTAATTTCAATGTGATTTTTTTAATGAACTCCATTGGAATTTGTTGCTTGTCAACATCTTCTAATAACTTTTCCCATTTTTCAATAAATTCGGGTGACATTCAATAACACCTTATACTGTTGCTGTAACCCGCTTTGGTCTACCTCTAGTCTTAGCTGCTGTGGTGCCTGGAGCTACTACTTTTGCTGTTTTCTTAGCAGTAGTAACTTTAACAGGATCGAGTCCTTGTGCCTGATCAATCAACCGCTGTGCTTCTGCAAGCAGGCCTTTGGCTTCGTTGCTCATGCGTGTTGCCTGCTCACGGAGACTATCTGCAAGTGCAGTATCGCCTAAAGCATCGCCGCTTGCCTGAAGGCCACTTGGTGCTGATGGCATAGTGTCCGAATTAAATGCATCCTTGTCACCGCGCATACGTCTTGCAACCTGCATAGGATCTTGCATACCCATCTGACTGTCCATTTCAGCAAGCTTCTTTACGGCTGCTTCACCCTTTTCCATTTCGTCAAGAATTTTGTTAAGTTCAGCCAACTTAATTCTAGTGTTTGGGGCTGGGGTCATGACAATCTGTTCTGTTTGAACCTTCTTCAACTGACCTTCAGCGTGAAGCTTCTGTAGAATGATGATGCCATCGGTTGTATGAGTGCGGTTTAATGCATCCGCTAAATTGTTACTGTTTTGACCGATATCGCTTTCGATACATTTTACCAATGGGTCATGTACAGTTCTATTGAGTGTTTCGGTATAAACTACCAAACACATGTGTGGCTCGTTCGGAACTTCACGAAATACGACTGCAACTTTGCGGTCGCCGTGTTTTCCGACATGTCTTAAGAATGCCATTTTTGCGTTCTCCTTGTAAATTCGCACTAGTATTTAATTGCTAAATTCTTCGGAGAATATTTTTATTTCCAACGCAATGTAAAGAATGCAGCATCTTTTGGGTCATTGAATTTTACATCTAGGAACCAACCATAATGTCCGTAATGATGCCAATGAGCAGACCAACCTTGTCCAATGTACTCTGTACCCACAATACCAGTAGTGTTTCTGTAATTGGATTTACCAATATTGGCGTCAAGCCATTTCAACACTTCCTGCGGGGTCGTTGCTGTGCCAGAACTGATTCGTATAGATTTCATCCCCACGTTAGTTCGTAGAACAACGCTTCCTTAGGGTCTTCAAACGCAGGAGTCATGGAACCAAAAAATCCTTCACTGCTAGTGATTGCAAATCTACCAGTCAGTTTTTCTAGAATCCAAATTTTGGAATCGTCAGTCAACTTAGTGTTCGAAGTTACAAAATGTGATGGTACAAATTCTAGTTCACGGTCCATAAACCATGTGTGTAGATTAATATCTTCAATCGTCTTCATTTTTTACCAACAAATATATTTCTTCAAGCTTCTTTAGCTGATCGTTTAATGCAGGAAATGTCTCTGCTAGTTCAACTATTTTCATTAAACGTTTTTGTCTATTAAGAAGCTTTTTAGTTTCCTCTACTGCATCATCTGTGCGAATTAAAACGCGGTTAGACGATCCACGCTCTCTTGCGTAGACCGTCTTTCCACCGTCTGGGGACTCGTATATCATAGCCCCCACGCTTGCTATCGTATTACTTCTTGTGATCGTCATAGATAGCATACGCACCGAAGGGAGGGTTCGGATTCGGGTCACCGTGAATGATCCAAGTCGTATCACAGTATTCACTGTCGCCCCAGCTACCGCAAGGATAACCATCAGTGAAGACAATCAAGCGATTAGGAACACGACCAGCTTCCTTGAGGTCATCAAAAATGCTGTCAAAGTCGGTGCCACCACCACCGTGAAGCTGATACTCCTCAATGTTCTCCATGTTCTCGCTAGTATACTCCTGCGTATTGTAGCACTTAGTATCAAAGCAAGTGACACGAAGCGAGTAACCATCAAATGCTTCCATCATGCCACCAACTTCACTAAGGAACTGCATACCCTGCTTGTTGCTGATAGAACCTGACATGTCAATATAGATATCAACGTCAATTTCTTCACCAGGATTCATACCAGGCATGACAGCATCCATGTGCCAAGAACGACGAGAAGGGCGCATCCAAGTGTAATCAGACTTGATAGCAGAGGTCAGATTAGTCTGGATAAGTTCGCGCCAAGGCATGACAGGGTCAGTAAGCTGCTTGATAAGACGCTCAACGCCCAACGGGATAGTACCAGCTTCGGCAGTCTGTGCGGCATTGAGAATAGCCTGCTTCATTTCCTGACGGGCTTGTTCACGCTCCTCAGGACTCATCCGCGGACGCTTGCCATTACCCTTTTGACCATTGCCTTCGCCATCTTCGTCACCATCACCTGAACCCTGATTTTCATCTTCAAGGTGATCGTCAAGCATCTTGTCAAGGAGTTCGTCAATGTCAATATACTTGACATTCTTCATAAGGTCATCATATATAACTTCCGAAGCAAGACCGTCATACTTGCTCTCATAAAGAGCAGGAACAGTGGTAATCATTTCACCAACTTTGTGACGCTTGAGGTCAGCATTAACTGCATAGTCGTTAGCAATGTTCCAGATTTCAGGGTCACGACTGTCACGACGACCAAGGTGATCATAGACAACGTGAAGGACCTCGTGACCGACTAGGAATTCAACTTCCTTAGTGCGAAGCATCTTAATAAAGCGGCTGTTGTAGTAGAAACGCAGACCGTCAGTAGCAGCAGTAGAGCACCACTCATCAGCATTTACAAGCTGCATACGAGTAGCAAGATTACCGAAAAAGCTTTGACGGAGTAGGAGACCGATACGAGCAGTAATCAAACGCTCACGGGCTTCGTGGTCAATCTTAGGATCAGTAGGACCAATCAGATTTTCAAACTTCTTACTGCGGGTACGCTTGCCCTTCTTAGGCTTCGTTGCAGTGCCGGGAATTACATCGCTCATAAAAACTCCTTCGATTGATTATGTCTAACTATAACAAACTTTAGGGGTAATGTCAACCGTTAAATCGAAGATTTTTCACGATTTGCAGACATTGCTTCAACTAGTGCCTTAGCTTCGGCTGCTTTTTCTGCTACGGTCAATACGCGGTTTTCATGCGCTTCCATTGCTGCTAAATCAGTTTCAGAAATGCGAGTAAGGATATCAGCACGAGCAGCAAGCATACGCTCACGTTCTACATGATAGGGCATACCACGATTGATATCAGTAGTGAGTCCGTTGATGCGGAGCTGGCAATTACGAAGATGCTGTTGCTCTGTGTTATACGTGAAGGTAACTTTGGACATAGAAGGTCCTTTCAAAGAGAGACAATAAAAAGAATGGGGAGAGGCTGTCTCTAACCTCTCCCCAGGAGCTTGCTGGCTTAGTTACCAGCTTCCACGATGTACTTGCCGTACTTCTTATGGAACTCGTCAAAGTTAGAAAGCTGCGAGGGCTCAATCGGCAGCTTGTAGGTCTTAAGAGCAATCTTAGCACCCATCACAACCAATTCAGTCTCAAAGTTCTTCATGATATATTCGAAGAAGTTATCAGCCATCACGTGGAACTGCTTAGTGTCAACACGCTTGTTGTCAAGTGCTTCCTTAAGTTCGTAGCACATAGAAATCGTCAACGAATACATTGCAGAGATTTCCTTGACCTTAAGTTCCTTGACCTTACCGTCAAGAATATCAGCAGGGTTCGGCATCTGACCAGCAACACGACGATGCGCCATAAACTTAGTAGCAAGACCGTCACCGACAGCACCAGCAACAAGATTGAACAACGTATCGTTATCAACGTTGTCTTCATCAGCAAGCAAATCGCTCACGAACACCCACGAACGCGGGGTAGCGAATGCACGAGACGAAGCCTTAGCGTCAAAGTCATACATGTCCTGCTTAGCGAACGAGAGATAACCAACAACATCCTTGTGAATGCCCTTGTTAACAGCCCAAATCTGCCAAGAGTTGAAGTCAGGGCGCATTTCAAGGTGAACGAAACGGTTAGCAAGCGGCATCGGCATACGATACGTGACGCCCTTATCGCTGTCACGGTTACCAGCAGCAACGATAACAACGTTATCAGGCAGCTTATACTTACCAACACGACGGTTCAGAATAAGCTGATAACCAGCAGCCTGAACAGAGGGCGGAGCTGAGTTCATTTCGTCAAGGAAGAGAACAACGATCGGGTACTGTGCAGCGAGTTCTTCGCTAGGAAGATCGACAGGCTCGGCCCAATCCATCTTGCCGATTTCTTTATTGAAGTAAGGGATACCGCGAATGTCAGTCGGTTCCATCTGCGCCATACGCAAATCGACCATGTAACCACCGAGTTCATCAGTGATTTCCTGAACGCATTCGGACTTGCCGATACCCGGAGGGCCCCACAAGAAGACTGGACGCTTGACCTTAAACGCAGTAAGAATAGCCTTGCGGGCCTGAATTGAAGTGATAGTGAGATTATCTGAAATCTGAGACATATTTTAAGCTCCTTAGTTTGAACAAATTAGAGAGTTGCTTCTTTCTTGCTCTCTATATCTTGTTATACGACATTATGAGGGTATTGTCAACCACTTTTTTGCCTTAGTGGATATTTTTTTATGCCATGAGTTTTGCCATAAGGATGAGATTTTCAAGGTGTTTGATAGCCTTGAGCATGTCTTCCTTATGTGCATCAAGCTTATGGTCTCGGTGAGTCTGCCTAGCTTCAACCTCAAGTCGGCTGAGAGTAGAATTCATTTCACCGATGTTGTTGCAAAGTTTTAGTAGGTCAGGATTGTATGGAAGACGCTTCAATTGAATGCGCAGGTCACTAATGATATCCCTAGCTTCTATTGCAGTGTTAAATGTCTTGCTCATATTCTCACACTACAATAGTTTTGGGCATATGTCAACCGCTTTCTTTAGTTAGCCTAGGATCATCAGGAGAGAATGATCCGCGATTGTAAACTGACTTGACCTGACTAGGGTTAAATGCTACCCAGACTTGACCTGACTTAGCGTTACTATCGTTTGGAATAGCTTCGTTAATGATTGCCCCATCAAAGCCTAGCTTCTGTAGATTATCAATAAACTCTGCACCTTCGGGACCGTCAAACAGTTCCCAACGCTCAAGTTCATAAAAGTGATTATAGATTGAACGAAGGTCAATGTCATTGGCTTTGAATTCTTCTACGGTTTCCTCATCACTCAGCATTCTTGATAGTGCATCATCACGCAAATCAATAGGAGATTGTATGGATAGATGGACCGAAAGAACTCTGCCACCTTCTTTGACTCTGCCTGTGTTTGGATCCTCAATAAATGTTTCTGCGAACATGGGGTCTACCGCAAAGAAGGAACCGTGGCGCTCTACTTCATATGCCATACCTAGCGCACTAGCAAAGCCTGTGCCATGCGTATTGAATGTGTCAAAGTCTTTTGTTGTAGCGTGGTAGAATGTCTGTGGCTTGCCGTTTTGGACGCCCCAAGACTTAGCTAACCAATTTCCTAAACGCTTTTCTCTGTGCTGTTCATCATAGCCCGGAAACATTTCTTCCTGCTGCTCACCCAAGAAAGTTTTAAATTCTCGCATTAAGTCTTCTGCAATCTTACCATCTGCTCTAGCTTGGGGAGGAATGCCTGCTCTTGATACTTTCCAACCAAATGCCTTAGCATTGTCTTTATTGCTGCTTGGAGTTACATCTTTGGTTAGTGCAGTCTTGAAGCGAGGATCGTTCTTTTCTTTTGCTGATGGAATGTAACCTGAGGCTTCATCTATTTTTGGATTCCAAGCATCTGGATTCTTATATGGTTCAGGATTGTCGAACACTGCATATATAACAGGGTAATCTTGATATCCAGCAAAGCCAACTTTTAGCGGCTTCTTGCCGCCTTCACGCCTAACAAAGTCTCGTATGACTTCTTTATAAACATCATCATAGTTTGCTAAGTGTTGTGGATTGTCTGATGGTAGATTGCAGCGTCTTTCTGCATCCTGTTGACATTCATCCGTGAATCCTTCAAAATGAACGTGATACGGACCAATCTCCTCTACGCCAACATCATCAGGATTTAATGATTGAACGAAGTTTTCAATTTCATTTTCATACTGACTGTAATCTGGGGCTTCGTCTATGTTGCTTCTAGCTCTCCAGAACTCCTGACCATCAGGTCTAACATCATCTGAAGGATGTAATTCATAGCCGAACTTACGTTCAATAGCACTATAAATTTTACTAGCAATTCCCATACGGCGATACTTATTATGGACAACAATCTCTTGTACAGAGGCTCCGTGTTCATCATCGTGAACTGAATCTTTTTCTACTTCACCGTAGGCAATAACTTTCCCATCATAAACAACTCTAAACGAATGCCTAGGTTTTCCGGGGCCTGGCAAAGTTTTGAATTGAACAACGCTTGCTTTTGAAACATCACTTTCAGCTTCGGCAATCTTGGCTTCTTTTAGCTTCTTACCCTGTACGGCTGTTGTCTTATTTGGCTCATCAGCTAATCCAGTCTTTGCTTTAGGCATAAACTTATTGATTGATTTGAGAGTCAATGGACCTAACTTACCATCAAGGTCAAGGTTAGCGCCATATTTCTTATTCAAGTGTTTCTGAATCTTAAGCACTGCTGCTTTCTTGTCATCCGATTCCTCAATGCTCAACTTTTCAGTATGCAATTGTGCTTTAAGGTCATGCAAGGCTTGTACTAGACCCTGCTTCCTAACTGCTTTGTACGCTAGATTTTCGGGACCAAACTCTCCTGCTTTATCTAATCCAGACTTGCGGTAACGCTTGACTAAAGCAATAGTGTCATTAACTCTTTTAGCATCTTTAGTCTTTAGTGCTAATTCAATTAGGTCGCCTAGCTTCTCGTACTTTGCTTTAGTTGCAACTTCATCAAAGTTTGCTCTACGCTTTTTAGGAATACGAATCCATTTATCTTGAACAATACTATACTCGCCCAATGATTGCACAGGATTATTAGTATCCTGTACGTATAGTTCTACTGGGACATTGCGCACAGTGATATCATGTGCATCATTGTACAGTGTTTTCTTTGCAGTGAATAGCTCCTGATATACTTCGTTATTTGGTAGTTCATTAAAGTCTACCAGTACGTGCAAGTCTAGGTCACTGTGAGGAGTATAAGAATACGCGGCGTTGCTTCCGCTGATAGTAACGTCTCTAACCTTAAGATTACTAATACCCAGATATTCTACAAAGTCTTCTGCAATCAATAGTAATTGGCCACGGACTTCTGGGTCAAGCTTTTCATTGTCCCACAGCTTAGGATTTAGTTCCTTGTGGAACGCTACGGCATCGCTTAATTTAAAGGATTCTAATTCATTAATGTCCATGTTGTATTTATGTCAATCAACAGTTACTAGGTTGTTCTTAAATATTTCCCAGCAGTTTTCCCAAGTCCATTTCTTACTTTTTTCGTAAACACTGGTCCTATTAAGTTCTAAACAGTGGTCAATAGCAACAGACAGACTATTATCCATAAAGCCCGTTTCATTTTGGTCAATAACATCCTTAGGACCAGTAACATTGTAAGCTGCGACAGGGACACCACAAGCCATTGATTCAATCATTACAATACCGAATGTATCTTCTCTGCTTGGAAACACGAATACATCACTGTTAGCATAATATTCTGCTAACTCGTTGCCACGCTTTACCCCAACAAATTCTACATTAGGATATTTTGATTCTAGATCTTTTCTATAAGGACCATCGCCTACTACAATCTTTTTAGCATTAGGATACGCTAGTGAACAAAAATCATCTAGTCCTTTTTCTTTACTGACTCTACCCACATTGATCAAGGTTAGACCAGATGTTTTTGTTCTAGGATAAAATATGTTGCTATCTACTCCGCGTGTCCATGACAGTATATTGCCAGTAAAGCCATTCTCCTTTAATTCTTCTACCATAGTTTGAGTAGTAGTTAGCACAACACCGCTATGTTTGTGAAACCAGCGCAAATAGTTGTATGTATATTTTTCAGGTATGTGATATATTCTTTCTACAAATTCTGGAAACTTAGTGTGATAGCTTGTATTATATTTCCACTTGTGTTTATCAAGCCAAAGTTTAGCAGCAAGACCAATTGGGCCTTCTGTTGCGATATGCACATAGTCTGGATTTATATCTTTAATCTTCTTACCTATCCTAAGTGGTATAGAAAGCTTTACCTCAGGATATCTAGGTGCTGAAAAATTATAGAAACAATGCGGGTTGATGAACTCTATCTTAAAGTTATCTTTTCCAGCCAGCATTTTTAGATTTTCAAATGTGGTTGCTACACCATTCACCTGTCCATCAATAATATCGGTAATTACGAGTATAGTTTTCATTTTATGACGAAAGTGTTTTTATGCTTGAGAGACTTTTTTAGTGACTTCATCCAAAGCTCTTTTTCTTTTTTTTGGTCTTTATTCAAAATAGCTTCATACATCTTTCTTACTAGTTTTTGTACCTTCATTCTTAATCTCCTGCCAAGTAATGATTTCCCAGCGTCCATCGTGATGCTCTACTAAAGCAGTGCATGATTCTACCCAGTCGCCGTCATTCATATAAACAATACCATCTATCATTTTTATTTCAGCATTGTGGATGTGACCACAAATCACACCATCATAACCTTTACGCTTACAGTATGCAGTAACGTTTTGTTCAAACTTAAACATGAAGTCTACTGCCTTTTTGACTTTATGTTTGAGAAACTTTGATAGCGACCAATACCCGAAGCCCATC